CTATGAACACTGTCAACCCTATGATGGGTGCCTTGAATCTATCTAATCAAAAAGCAAATTACAACAGAGTACGTGTAGGAAGTGGTACCCGCTCCTGGACTAAGCCTACACAAGGCCGACGTATGAGTGCTACTTCGCAAGGATCCGGTGGAGATCTAGTATTAGCAATGCACAGAGTTAGACATAAGTCTCTCATCTAAGGATCTTAAATGGAACTAGCAAAAGGATTATTAGGTACAGCAGTAGCGGCAACCGCAGCTACAGCAGCTATAGCGGCCAACGCGGGAGTTGAGCACTTCTCCGGTGTTAACATGATAGGCAGCGCCATGGTAATAAACCCCGCCTATGCTCTCCTTGGCGGAATGGCTATGGGGGGCGGTAGTGAATTTAAAGGAGCATTTGGATACAAATCCTTGTTACGAGGTATGAACCCGAAGGGAGTAGCAAAGGCTACTGACTATATGTCATTAGGAGGGGTAGTACTTCCCCTAGTAGAGGCCGGAGCAAAGACAGCTTTAGCTGCCGGTATGGGAGGCAATAATCTCTTCATGCACGGAGCCTCAAATGCCAGACGCTACGGGTTAGGTAACATTGTAACATCAGGGTTCCTTGATGTCGAAGGCCTTACAACCAAGACTGTCACTAAACGTGGTAAAGATATAGTTAAGAACTACGGCGACGATGTTATGCGCCTATTACAAAACCCCAAAGTAGGACCAGGGCTTATAGGGCAGGCCGCGGCGTCAGGCACAGTAGATGATTTTCTTATGGCAGTAAACAAAGGACTAGGAGGAGGTCCCTCCATAAAGGTTAAGAAACTAAAACCTGTGTATGATGCGCTGTACAACACCGTTCAGGCAGCCAAGACCTCTAAGCCAATGCGAGCCCTAAGCTGGTTATCTGGCAAAAACTGGATGGACACTTTGGCTACTATGGAAAAAGTAAGCACTAAGGGGGGCAGTACCGGCTACATGATGGCCACTGCAGGAAATACAGGAAGAGCATTACTGACGAAAGGATCTTCCCTGGCTAAAGGTATGTCAATCTTCTCCGCGTTAAGCCTTATACAGATTGGCGGAGCAGCGGCTATGTGGGCAGGAGGCGCCTTGTTAGAAGGAGCTTCCCAGACACTAGCATACGGAGTCGACATGGTAATGGACTCCCAACGCATGGAACTTGCTAATGGTAAGTTAGCGCCAATATTCATGGGCCCCAATGCTGCGACGGAGCGTCAGCGCGCTATTAAAGCCGTATACAACGCCAAGGTAAACCCATCACAACGGGCCTTTGGTAATGAAGCCGGGTACATGCACAGATGATGATCGTTAGTTTCAAGACTGAGATTCCGTTAACAGACGGAACACTAACACCAGTCTCCCGTCTTGTAGGTAAAGCCGTACAAGGGTACGCCTTTGTCAATGGGCAATTTGTACCAACAGATTTGGAAGTAACACCTGTAGGCGAGCGGCGTCTGTACAGGTTACAGACCCGTACAGGCCGTCGTATTGACATAGCCCCGAAGGGCGCATATGTATACTCAGCCTCCTCTCTAATGAGTGTGGGTACCTGGCAGCCTTTAGAAGAGGTGCCACACACTACACGTGACAAGAACACGTCTATGCGCACTGTGGAAAAGGACATAGCTGAGCTTGGAGAATTCCCATTCTTTGGACCGGATGCTCACGACGACTACTGGTCTCGAGTAACACGTGACGGGCTATTCAGGGATAATAAGAAGAATCCAGTTCCCGGATACTTAGGACGACTCGATGAAGGCACACTTAAAGCAGTACTGTTACCTATTTACTTCGGCCAGAGTTCCATCAAAGTTAGAGACAGCTTCGACCGTAACAGATTGTTTCACTTATTAACACGACTTGGTATCTACACAGCTACGGCTTCAGTGGAATCAAGAGATCCCTCTGAACTGCGTATCACAGGCAATGTGAATCCAACATATATGACCTGGCAGCCAGGAACCATTCACGAGTACAGCAAGCCTATGCTTCTACCTGCTTATGAAATCAAATCATCCCACGGAAATGTACTGGAATCTAATCTACTATGGCAAGCCCGGTTGATTTCTTCACTGAAGAAGAACGAGTAGAACAACTCCTCGATCCTGTCTTATGGGCAGAGATAAACTTACAAGATCCTAATAAACCAGGACAGCCTCTGCGCTTACGCTGGTACCAGAAGATAATCATGCACGACGCATCCAAACGTAGGATTCTACGCATGGGACGTCGTACAGGGAAAACGGCGACCTTAGCTATGATTGCTTTGAATAAGGCCTATACAAATCTTGATTATCAAGTCCTTATTACGGCTGCATATGATTCACAGGTACAAGAAGTATTTGAACAGATGCTACGTATGTGTGAGAATAGTCCATTACTAGCACCCGGGGTAGCTAGAACCCGCCAACGCCCATACGAGCTGTGGCTAACTAACGGATCCCTTATCCGTGGAATGGTCGCAAACAATACAGTACGTGGTAAATGCTTACCTAGTGGCTCTGTGGTATTATGTAAGAATTATGAGTTCATAAAGATTGAAGATATCAAACCAGGACAGTCAGTACGTAGCCTAAACATGACAACCCTAGAGTATGAGTGGAAACCAGTAGTTGAGGTGCATGATAACGGTACACAACCTATCCTGGAACTGTCCACAACTAGCGGAAGACTACTCAGAGCCACAGGCGCACATAAGGTACATGTGCATAACAAAGGATGGACTCCCGTAGAAGAAGTGGAATCCATGTACGACACCGAGGGTTCGGGGGATTTTGTAGCACTAGGCACATTATCAGGGGGATCCAAGCTAGCACGTGTTCGTAACATAACTATTGCCGAGAAGGCACAAACATGGGATCTAGAAGTAAAAGATAACCATAACTATGTAGCCTTCTGGCCAGACAGTGATATAGAGAGAAGTCCATACGCGGTATCCGGACTTGTAGATGGTGGTTTTTTAGTACACAACTCTGCACATGTAGTGATCTGTGATGAAATGGATTACATGGATCAGAATCTTTTAAGAGAAGCTGTATGGCCAGTTACCTCTACTTACAAGACTACGGAAGTGGTCGTGTCTAGTACACCTACAGGCCGTAGAGAGTTCTTCTACGACATTAGTCGTAATCAACGTAAGTTCAAATTCTCGGAACATCACTTCCCATCAGCGTACTCTCCTGAATGGACACTAGAAGGTGAGTCCTTCGCACGTGATACAACAACTGTAGCCCAGTTCTCTCATGAGTACTTAGCTGAGTTTGGTGAAGCAGCAGAAGGTGTATTCAAGCATCACCTGGTAGACAAAGCCATGTACGCTTATGACTACGATAATCTGACTTACAACCCAAAGAACTTCTATACACTAGGTGTTGATTGGAACGAAGCCGCGGCTGGTATCCAATGCGTGATCCTAGAGTGGCTCACGGATACAGAAGAGATGTATAAATATGATCCGTCAGAAGACGAGATCGATAAAGAGCCTACTAAGGTTAAACACATGTGGCGTATGTTCAGGGCTTTCAAGCTAGACTCCCTGGAGTACACGAACGTAGCAGCCATCGATGATATCCTCGGATGGTGCAAAAAGATACCACTAGATTATGCTTGCTTCGATCAAGGCCATGGTTACACTAACTACGAACTACTTCGTATTGCTATCCAACAGGGCAGAACAGCCACAGGTAAGAATGTACGAGGCCTAGAGCATCTACTAGAGAATATGCAAGCTGTAAGTTTTGCCGCTCCGTACGAGATCATTGATCCAATCACATCCATGACTCGTAAAAGTAAGACTAAGAATGTACTTGTACGAAACGCAGTTAAGCAGTTTGAAAACCTGAACATAATTATCCCTGCAGTAAATAAGGACAAGAAGCCCATAGAGAATAATAAGCTAGCACTGATCGGGCAACTTCGGGACTATGTCGTTGAGAGAATCGGCGAAAGCGGTGAAGTATACTCTAAAGGTAATGATCACAGGCTAGACGCATTCATGCTAGCACTGCACGGGTATTTACTAAATAAAGATTTACTCATGCACTGGGCAGTGGCTACTAAGTCCGAAATAGTACCTAACACCATTTCACCTGCCGCTATGACAGCGGCTATGCATTCCGCTAAAGCCAAGTCCGGCTACAAGCCCTCAGTTAAATCTACCAGTACGGTAGGCGGGGTAAATATGAATGACCTTGGCCACCACTTCGGAAGTGGAGCACCGCCAGACGCAGAGGATATACCACGCTCAGCTAACACATCATTTAGAGGACACAAGCCTCGGGCCTCCTTAGGCGGCCGAAGAATGGGAAGATAAATATGCCAGATAGTAATCCAACACCACTATTCCCTTACGAGGGCCAACCACCTAACGTGAGCTTTGCATCACCGGATGCACCTTTAATGAGTCAAGAAGCTTTTGCAGAGCAACCTGCAGCTGAGCAGATAGATGCATACATAAAAGACTTCGCCGATACCATGGCATCTGTAATATCTCCCAGCGGAGGAAAAGATGTCAAAGACATGTTTTTCGATCCACGTCGTCCTCTTATTGTTGAGCCAGGCTACCCTGCCTCTACCCAACTGAGTAAAGCAGACCACGAGTCTTTGGCAGCACAAGGGTGGGTTTGTTTAACCCATAACTTGTACACAGGAGAAGTAGGGACTATAACCTTTGACGCAGCAGGTGAAGAGATACTTGATGTAGGTGAAGGTGATCTAGGTAGTATGGCAGAACTAGAGACTATAATTAAAACCACTGACCTGTACTTAGGTATTTCTTCATTACGACAACCATTTGAAGTGTACAATAAAGTGCTACAAAACCTCGGGGTGCCTAATGACATGGCACCGACATACCAGGTGCCTCCTCGTTACATGCTACGTATACTCAACATACTTCCTAGGTTTCACGATCCTATCAACGGCTTCTCCAAGACTGCACCACCTAGGCCTATAGATTACTTTCCTGAACCCGGGCTAGAGGCTGAATTCGATGATATACCAATAGACTACAGTCCTCCTACTGACGGAGAGTCGGCGCTATTAGCAGACTTTCGAGCAGCAGGTCCTCCCGAAATAACAGACTTATCCTTCCTAGATTTAGATGCGTCACTGGAGGCTGTAACAGTAGGACAATTATATGCCTATGGTGTACGAATATTTGTAGACAACTCAGGGTTTGAACCAGAGCTAGCTGAGCCCACTCCGCCACTTCCTCCACCAGAGCCTAGTATTGTGTGGATGCAGGTTGAGCTTCCGCAACTGGTTGCACCTCAGGATATTAATGCAGTACAGAACATGGTACTACAGGGTATACCAGGTGGGGCAGCGGCACTACTACTCGGGGGAGACGCACGTATACACTTTAATCCAGAAGACGCCTTAACTGTTTTAAAAGCAGCACCCGGTCTACTTGGAGATTCTATTGAATCTATTGAGAAATGGTACGCTAAAGCTTTAGCTTATGTAGATATGATAGCACCTGGAAGTCCTCAAGAATTAGCATGCTGCTTAATACAAGTACTTAGCGCATTCGTCGCAGCGCGTGATAGGGCCAAGAATGAAGAGGCAGGCTTAGACACAAGCCACGCCGCTGCTGAGACAGCTGATGTTATACATAAGATTGAAAAGATAACCGGTGACTTATCAATGATCATTGAAGCAGTTATCCAGATGTCCGCAGTGCCTACTGTAGGGTTTGGTCAACTATGGTCGATCATACTAAACCTGTCCGCGCTTATACACGACGCTATGTTAATGGCAGTCAGTGGTGCGACCATGGCACTCTGGCAGGCTATTGGATTAGAAATATTAATGACACTTCGTAGATGGTACAAAGAGGCTAACGATAAAGGACCAGGCTCAAGAGCTCTTATGGCCACGGCTCGTTGCTTTGCATTAGACGAAATGTTCTTAGGATTAGTTGGACAGTTCTCAGAATGGGGAAAGGGTAAATTGGGGGAGATAGCTTCTAGAATCAAATACTCAAACTCCTCTATAGCCCTTGATGCGCTTACATCTACCGCTCCTATCGCTAACCCTAACATGATATACTTACGAGGGCTACTAGCAGTGCTACGGAAGATAAACATAGCAGTCTCTTCAGGAGAATTATGTTTCAACCGTGGCTTCACTGACATATCAAGTAATAGAAATAGGGGATACCAGGACAACTCCTCTAGAAATGAATATGGAGACCTGTACAAAGGCTCCGGCAATGAAGACGGTGATGATAATTCTGGATACGATGATGGTATTGGGTCCCTCTTCAACAGTCCCACAGCTGATGATGTCAGCGCAACCGATTTAATAGGAGCTGCAGGTGGATCAAACCCATCACTCATATCGGGAAATACTAACACTGATGCTCAGCAGAGCTTCGGTATTGCAGGCCCGACAGACGTAGAGATGGTGAACTTCTTTGTTAAGTATTTCTCCATGTCACCCACTGAGGCCCGTACAACTATACGCCAACAGGACACTTCCCGTAAATGCCGGGACAAGCTTACACAGCAAGAAGCTGGACAGCTTGGATCCATATTGGCACAAGTAGGTCTGGAACTATAAAATGGCTAGTAGATTCTCTAAATATATACCACCAATCTTTACTCGACGTACCCAGGCTGAGAAGTTCAATGCCAGGGTTATGGATGTAATTGAAAGCTATGCCGAAGAAAAACGCTTCGCTACCACTCCCCTAAGTATGAGGGATGGTGCCGGCAAATCAATTAACTCAGTAGAGAAGGTGTACAAGAAATTAAAGCAGGGACTATTAACAGCCATGGGCGTTAATAACCGCAATGGGTTCACTGCACCAGACTGGGATTTCCAAGAAGTAAATGAAGCAGCACAGACAGAGACAATGGCTCGCCGAGCTTTCGAGAAGTATGTAGAACAGATCTGGAAACAGAGCTTCGACTTCGTAGGCAAAAACAAAGCAACTGTACAATACATTAAGAAACGTTTCGCACAGATAGCGCTAGTCACAGACAAGCCTACAGAAGTGCTAATGCACGAAGTCAGCTATTCGCTCGTTTCGAAAGCTAGTACCGTTTTGATCAAGAAGCGTAAGGACTTGTCGTCAGGTGGACATGCACGCACTACCTTTGACGGTAAGACGCTGCAGCCTATTGCAGGACTCTTCGTAGCAGATCCAAGTATGATATGGGTTGACCGTGATGAATACGGCAACATCAAAAAGTGGAAGCAACAGCAGGAAGAGATGTGGATGATGCAATGGCGTCACCGCAAACAAGAATGGATGCCTAAAGATGTAATGCATATGCGAGATCGTACAGCTACGTCTACTCTGTTCTTCTGGCCCATGCCTATGCTCACACCTGTGATGCCTGATATCCGGGCTCTTCGTGAAATGGAAGAGCTCTCTATGGTACAGGCAATGAAGTTCGCTATCCCACGTTACCACGGTAAAGTAGGAGAGAAGGAACGGCCCGGTACGAACAAAGAAATTGCTCAACTAGCAAATGATCTGGCAAACCTAGGAGATGACACTGCTTTGATTACCACTAGTCGCGCAGTTATTGAGAACATTTCCAACGGCGACCAGGTCATGGACCTTACACCTTACCTAGGCTACTGGACCAAGCGTATACGCTCCGGACTAGGCATGTCGGACGTAGGTATGGGGGAAGGGGACACAGCTAACCGCGCTACCGCTCAGACCCTTGTAAGCGAAATGCAGAACACTACTATTAAATTCCAGAACATCATTAAGATACATATGGAAGAGTTGATCAAGGAGCTGTTGTATGAAGGCGGCTTCTCAGAACATACCCTGTCTGAGGATGACATGGTATTCTTCCAGTTTCCGGAAATAGATCTTCAGAACAAGATCGCCAAGGACACTCATGCACTCAATCTATTCCAAGGCAATGGCATCACATTCTCAGAGATGCGAACAGACATTGGCAAAGAGCAGCTTGATCCAGGTGAGTACAAAGAATTGTATGCGTTTATGTTTCCTAAAGAAACATCAGACGGTGCAGAGAATACCACGAAAAACAAAACCCAACCAAGCAACCAGCACGGCAAAAGTACTTCGAAACCGAAGATAGCCAAAGACTGATTAAGAGAGTAGTATGAAAGCTCCAATACAACACAAAGAAGAATATAGATGCAGACACTGTAGCACCATTCTCGGCAAGTACAATGCGACTGATGAATTCTTCATCCAGATCAAATGCCACCAAAGACATTGCAAGCAGATTAACAACTTCGGCAACCACCAGCCAGAGGAACTAATTGAGTTCCGCTGCCAGGCCGTAGATCCAAAGAAGAGCGCTAAAGCGGGGCACGACGTTGTCTGTAATAAATTACTAGGTAAGACATCACCAGGCACAGAAATCAACATACGATGCCCGCGCTGTACATCATTTACATCCTCATAAGCGAGTAACATATGGCAGCTGTAGTCGGATATATTCAAGTCACACAAGGTAAAGGTACAAAGATGCGGGCGACCAAGGAAGATGGCGTCTGGATTCCTCACCATATTATCGATAATGTGGGCTCTGAATCTGCGTTTTATACAGACACAATAGAGCCTGTGCAGGACATTCCTATACAACTCACGTCTGTGTCAACTCCTATCAAACAGGTATTTGTCAAGGCCGCAAATGATAACGCGGCATACATATACGTAATTACAAAGAATACAGATAACACAACAGACGGTTACGAGCTAGGTAATGGTGAATCAATACCTATAGTTATTGACGATCTATCGAAAGTATGGATCCTATGCCCGGCTAACAGCCAGCTAGTGAGCTACATAGGCTCATGAGTATTCTGGTTTCCAAAGCCAGAACAGCGGCAGTTATATGGTGGAAAGACGCACAGGCTAATGCGCTTATACGTAAGACAGTTTGGATATGGAATACAATACTCTCACGCACATGGGATACTTGGACAGACGACACATGGGATAATCTATAATGGCACCTAAACTACACGGAAAAACACCGGCCAATACCTATGTACAGATAGCTGTATTTAATGATCCTGTAGGCGGCGACTACTCCATTGTACGAGACATAGGAGACGGTATTAATAATGAATTCGTCCCTGTACATGTAAAGCTGTCACTGGCCACAGCTCTGCGAGTAAAAGATGAAGCAGGGGAACTTGCATTCAATGTCAATTCATCTTCCCACGAAACACTAATTCGTCTCGTACGAAGCGACGTAGCAGCAGCAGTACCTACCGGGTTACTGGAAGGCCAGATAGCAGCCAACGTACTTGACGGTAAGCTGTTCCTTAAAGGGGCCGGAGCTACTGTACACGAATTCACATCCGGCGTACATACCCATACACTTTCTCAAATAGAACAAAGTGGAGCTACAGCCAATCGCCCGCTAGTGTGGACAGGAGCAGCTTGGGCACCTAGTACTATAGTGCAATATGACTTAACAGCGCAAGCTGAAGCATTACAAATAGCAGGAAGCTTAGTAGCGACCGGCCAACTGCGTGCCGGTAACTCTATGATTATACTTAACAACGGCGGTGACCTAGCGGATATCACAGGAGCCGGGCTTACTCTTCAATACATGAATGGGGCATCCCCAGTGAATACAGTTCAGTTAGTGTTTGATCCTACTACGTACACCGACTCCGGATGGGCAGTGTTCCACGCTAAGACTGGAATAGAAGCCGCTAAAGAATTATTAACAACAGGATCCGTCATAGACGGCGGGACCTACTGACATAACATAATACATAACGTAAGGAGCATATGAAAAATGCCTGAAAAGAATGAAGAAACAAAAGAAGTAGAACAGCTAGATCCAATTGCAGCAGCAATCCAGCGACTAGCTTTACTACGTGGAGTATCTTACCCGAAGTACTCACAGAAGTTCAATGAACTTAAGTTACAAAAAGCAGAAGTAGAAGAGCAGTACGACCTAGCAGAGAAAGACCTTTCTGCGTCCAGCAACCGTATTGGGGAGATGACCAACTTTCTTATCTCACTTGGCATAAGCGCTGAAGACATTGATGCACGTGTAGACTTTACACTACGTATTATGGCTGCGCAGCCTGCTCCCGTAGAGGAGCCTTCAAAGACTACTGACGACGCTGCTGCTAAGGCGGACGATAAGAAGTAAGTCGCACCAATCCGGTATACCCGGGAAGAGAGTCTGAATGTCTATTGTTCGGATAAAAACTAGATCAACTGATAGCATTGCGCCAAGCTCACTCCAAAAGGGTGAGCTTGCGTACAACTATGGCGCCGGGCACATGTATATCGGTACAGAGGTTAATACTGTACGTAATATACTTGCAGCCCAGTACATGCCGTCTGGGATAGATGCATCTAAGATCGGAGCAGGAGACGTATCTAATACGGAGCTTAGTTACTTATCCGGGGCAACCTCTAACCTACAAGACCAACTGACAGCGTTTGACGGGCATACTCATGATGCCTTGTACTCGCTGTTAGCACATACGCACGTCGGCGTGTACGCGCCCGCGGGGCATGACCATAGCTTGGTATATGCTCCTATAATCCACAATCACGATACTGACTACTTCACTGCAACGAGGCTTGCTACAGCTAGCGATGCGTTTGTGCATTGGGATAACTTAACAAATTTACCATACACAGTGCAGCAAATCCTTGAAGGGTCAGGAGACCCGTCGATAGTAAAAGACTCTGACTTTATGATTTGGAATGCACAAACACAGACCTCATCAGGTTATTCAGATATAGCATACGGGAATGGTGTGTATGTGAGAGTGGGTACTACATACGCAGCTGCCCCTGGTATACAGACTTCAGTTGACGGCAAGACTTGGGTAACCTCTTCATCAGGGCAAACTGCACAGTGGAAAAGAGTTATATACGCAGCAGGTTTATTTGTCGCTACCACAGATGAGGCGGTAGCAAATACTATAATGACGTCTCCCGACGGAATCACTTGGACGGCACGTACTGCGCCCCTTGCCGTTATAAAAGAAATAACATACGGTAATAGCGTCTTTGTAACTGTACATTCGTTACAAGGCACTAATAACGCTATGACATCGCCTGACGGAATCACCTGGACAGCACGTATTGCCCCCGATGACGGCTGGCAAAGTGTAGTATACGCTGATACTAAGTTTGTTGCAGTGGCAGCTACATCCGTAATGACCTCAGTAGATGGCATTACTTGGGCTACACAAACCCCTGCCAGTGTAGCACGTACTTGGACAGACATAGCATACGGCAACGGCGTGTATGTTGCTGTGTCCTCCACTGACGCTTATCACACTGACCAGATAATGTATTCCGAAGATGGGGTAACCTGGCAACTATCAACACATACAGCAGGCTGGTCTCTACAATCGGTAATATACAGCAACAGTACTTTTACGGCCATTGGACGTAAAGGAGAAGACAGTGTACCGGCCGGAGGGTCGTTGGTTGCGGGAGACAGCCCTGGACTTATAGTAGTATCTACTGACGGAATCACCTGGATGGAGGAGCCTGCTAATGTAGAATATGCAAGAACCCGTGCAGTAGCCGCTAATGATACACGCTTCGCTATGTCACTCATAAACGGGACTGCTGGGCGATTAGAAATTAGAGAAGCAGACAGTACACTAGCATACGTCGCCACTACTGACGGGGTAGGCGAGTACGGGCTGGTAGTAAACAATAACACAAATTGGGATACAGCGCATGGTTGGGGAGACCACTCAATAGCAGGATACGCTGCTGACACTAATATAGCTAACTGGGACACAGCCTTTGGCTGGGGAGATTGGGCAGGGCACACACATACATTTGCAAGTCTTACAAACAAGCCTGCAACCGTAGCAGGTTTTGGAATTACTGATGCATATACCCAGACTGAGCTACAAGGAGACGGTACGGCCCAAGTTCACTGGAACAACCTGGCCAGCATGCCTACCGTTATATCTACAGCAGAGCAGCGGCTAGCTGCGCAACGAGAGCCTACAGGCTTTGAGGCTGCCAACGCAGACACCACCATTGCGTTCACTGAAGGTACACTCACCTTTACTATAGACCCATCCGGGGCAGATTATACATTTTGGATATTCGGAATTCCACATACGATATCTGTACAAAAGTCAATTGTAATACCAGATGTAGAGGGATTACATCACATTTACTTTGACACTGACGAGGAACTCCGCAGTACTCAGACTTTCGACCCCCATGTTATCATTGGTGAAAAGGTTTATGTAGCAAACATATATTGGGACGCTATTAATAGCAAAGCTATAACCTTCGGAGACGAACGGCACGCCTTAATGCCATGGCAGGTTCACCTAAATTTGCACGAACAATTTGGTACAGCATTCGTAAGCGGGCTAGGCGTCACGGATATTACCGTAAACGGCAACGGTTCCGTAGAAGCCCACGCAAGTGTAGGCACAGCCTTAGGCGCTATTCGGGATGAAGATATTCCTCATACAATACCGGCCTTGGTTACTCCCGCCCAGATACCGGTAATATACAAAGAGGGTGCCTCGGGTAATTGGAGAGCATCTACCACCACCAACGCTCCTATTCTCAATACAGGAACAGGGCGCGCAGCGTATAATGAGTGGACAGGGACTACGTGGCAACAAACGGAAGTAGTTAACCTCGACTACGTTCTTATGCATATCATTGCGACTAATGACGTCCGTACTGGGTGCAAAGTTATGGCTGTGCAGGGACAAGCAGAATATGCTAAGTTAGCGGATGCCCGCACAGGTGCTAACTCAGAAATCAATAGTTTAATTACAGACGGCATTCCCTTCCAAGAATTCGTATTCATGGGAACGCTGATATACAAAACCAGCAATACAATGTCAAATACCTGGCAGGCTTCCATCCAAGCTACGGACGAGGGCGCTGATTACGTAGATTGGAGAGTTACTGAGGTATCCCCGGGAGTAACGCCCACATCACACGTTAACTTAACGGGCAGAGATGTGCCTGGCGCACATCCCGCCATGGCCATTAGTGTTGACGTGGCAGGCTTTACTGGAAACCTCGGGAAAAGCGATGCTACCGTACAAGCTGCCCTCCAAACCCTGAACGACATGGCCACATCAGGCGGGACGGCAATAGGTACCCTTACTAATACGACAGGGTTTAATAATAAGCTTTCCGACACAGACGACACAGTACAAAAAGCCTTAGATACCCTAGATGACCATGCCCACGCGGCACTTTACGCATCACTCCTTCACGGACTACACGTACCGGCAGCTCCAGGGACACCTGATGGTGAATTCCTGCGCTATGACAATACCTGGCAACCAATACCAATACACGCGACCATGGGGGTAGGCAACAGCTACGCTACAGGTCTAGTACTGGCAGGTAATGCCACTCATGCTGACAAGTTCCTCAGACAGGACGGCTCCTGGCAACTAGTATCTACTGATTTTACAGGATACGCTACGGAGGCCTACGTTGGTACCGCTATAACTGCCCTTGTCGATTCATCCCCAGCAACCCTAGACACACTTAATGAATTAGCAGCAGCCCTTGGCGATGATCCCAACTTCGCTACAACGATAACAGATTCTATTGCCCTGAAGATGCCATACACAGGCGGACAGTTTACCGGTAACGTGGAGATATATAAAGCCTCCGGCCAAGTGCAATTTAAGCTCCGCTCGGACCCAGCAGAGTCCGGCGCTATTTACTTCACAGACGCAGGCACTGGCTACGGGGGCTCCATAGCGTATAACCATGCCCTGGACGCACTCACGGTTAACGTCGCATCCGCGCTTGCTTTAACTATCGCTAGTAATCAGATTGCTGATTTTGTCAACACCCCCACAGTTGCAGGTACTGCAGTATCATTATACGGACACAGCCACGGCGGAGACGCGTCCCTTGTAACCACTAACTTTAATGGCATTCTTTCCGGAACTGAAAATACTGTGCAGTTGGCTATGGATATTTTGGATGACCATACCCATGCGTACTTGGCCCACATAGGCGGGGATCTTACAGGTAGACTAACCATTGAGGCAGTAGCCGAGACGTATCCACTACTTATTAAAACTGCAGGTACTGCTCATGTGAACATAGAAACACAAGACGCCACTACTGGAGCCATTGGCTTCGCAATGAAGAGCCCAGTCGAGTGGTGGGTCATGGAGACAGGCGCTGCTACCCATCCAACTATCCCCGGACATCTCGGGTTTGGACTATTTGGCGGAGCGTACTCACTTATACTTGATGGAGCCTCTAACGTAAATATAGTAAGCGGCGCGCTTCAGCTAAACGGAGCAGCCATCATTGATAGTGCTGGAGATTTCCAAGGTACCTGGAAGAGCGCCTCTGTTGGCGACTTTCGCCTAGCAACTGATAGCCTATCGGACATACCAGATGTAAATATATCAACGCTCGCAGATGGACACACCCTGGCATGGAATGCTACAGCGTCCGAATGGGGAACTATATCCATAGGCGCATCCAGCCATGACCACGATGATAGATATTATACCGAAACAGAAATGAACGACACTTGGGTAGGTTCTGTAAACCTGGCCACTATCGGCGCTACTGTCACATTCGGAACAGGCGACGACGCAGTCATTCTGCAAGAGAATGGCACGTACCACGAGAGAGTCTCCATACTCTCGGACAGTGTCCTTACTAATGACTTATTTAGGCTTGAGACTGTGGACGGTTCCGGGGCTTATGTTATTAAGTTTCATATTGACCGTAATGGTAAGACGTACTGGTTAGGCGGAAACTCAGCTTTAGCCAATGAGGCATACAGCTGGGGAAACCACTCTCTGGGTGGATACCTAACCAGCATAGGATCACACAATCACGCTGGTGACACATTAAAGCCGGCTGGCATACAGACCACCTCCATAGGAGGAACGCAAGACGGGCACCTCAACCTTACATCAGCATACCAAGCCGGATATGAGGTACAAGTCGAAGGCGAGAAGATTGCTACCGAAGATTGGGTATACAACAATACAGTATATACGCACCCAACAACGGCAGGGAATAAACACATACCAACTGCCGGAGCAGCGGGCCAGTTCCTAAAATACTCAGCATCAGGCACAGCTGTTTGGGCAGCAGACAACAATACAGTTTACA